CCCGGCGATGGCGCTGCTGCCGACGCTGGAAACACGCGATTCGTGGAAGGTGCAGAAACTCAACCCGCTGCTTCAAGAGACCGACGTGGTGCGCGCCGTGCTGGGCGGCGTGCGGGCGCGCGACGCGGCCAACCGGCAGGACCTGATCGACTTCCCCGGCGGGGTGCTGTTCCTGGCCGGCGGCAATTCGCCGAACAGCTACGCGCAGAAATCGGTACGCCTGTTGATGCTCGACGACCTCGACCGCTTCCCGGAAGAAGTCGGCGAGGAAGGCGACATCATCACCCTGGCCGAGGGGCGCACCAAGGCGTTCCCGCGCGCCACGCGGATCTACATCAGCACGCCGACGGTCAAGGGCGGCCTGATCCATCGCCAGTACGAGCGCAGTGACCAGCGCCGCTACTGCGTGCCGTGCCCGCATTGCGGCGAACACCAGCCGCTGGAATGGGGCGGGCCGGATCTGCCGCACGGCATGAAATGGACCGTGCTGCCCGCGGGCGAAGTCACCAGTGTGCGCTATGTCTGCCGCGAATGCGGGGCCGAAATACTCGAGCATCAAAAGCCCGCCATGCTGGCCGGCGGTGTGTGGATCGCCGCGCACCCCGAGCGCGCCATGCGCGGCTACCACATCAGCGCCCTGTATGCGCCGATCGGCCTGGGCCCCAGCTGGGCCGAGCTGGTGCGCGGCTGGCTGGCGGCGCAGAGCAACACCGCGACTTTGCGGGCGTGGATCAACACCAACCTCGGCGAGCCATGGGAAGAACACGGCGAAGAAATCGACCCGTTGGCGCTGATGAACCGGCTGGAAGCCTACCCCACCGAAGGCGGCGCCGCCGCCGGCCGCGTGCGCAGCCTGGGCATCGACGTGCAAAAGGACCGCATCGAGGTCAGTGTGTGGGAATTCGGCATCGGCGAGGAAGCCTGGGCGATCGATCACCTGATCATCAGCGGCGACACCGCCGGCACCGAGCCCTGGGCCGAGTTGGCTGCCGAGATCGAGGCCATCGGGCCGGATTGCGGCGGCATTGATTCCGGCTACAACACCGACCAGGTGCTGGCCTTCGCCGCGCGCCGGCCCTGGCTGTTCGTGCTGAAAGGGCAGGAAGGCCGCGGCCGCCCGCTGATTGAATCCGACGACGACCGCAAGCGCCGCCTGCGCAAGCGCCGCAAGAAAGGCTTTTCTCCATTTCTGGTCAGCGACGAAGCCGCCAAGGCCTTGATCACCCAGCGGCTCAAGCTCACGCCCGGCACCGAAGGTGGCCCGCGCGCCGGATACCTGCATTTCCCGGCCGACGAGCCGGCCTTCGACGACGAGTATTTCGCCCAGCTCACCAGCAACCGGCTGGTCGAGCGCACGCACCGCGGCCGCCTGGTGCGCGAATGGGTGCAGACGCGCGTGCGCAATGAAGCCTACGACTGCTGGAAATACGCCATGGCCGGATTCCGCCTGGCCAAGATCGACCCGGCCGCACGGGCACGTGCCGCCGCGCGCGTCGCCGCCGGCGATACGCCGCCACCGGCCCGAAATACCGTGCGCCGCATCGGCCGCATAGGTGGTTTCCGATGAACAACAAGCGAAAGGGGATCGATATGACTGAAATCATAAACCTGCTGGCCCGCGAGCTGGAATCTGCCCTGGCGCAGGGGCTCACGCGCGACGAAGCGCGCACGCGGGCCGAGGTGGCGGTGCGCAGCGAATACGGCGGCGAGCGGGTCTATATCGCCGCGCACCCCAAGCGCGCCCGCGCCGTGCAGTTGGCGCGGCTGGAGCTGCACACCGCGCGCGAGCTGTCGCTGGCCTCGGGCATCCCCGTGCGCACCGTGCGGCGGCTGCGCTCGGGGCGGTAATCCGGGCTGCGGCCATTTTTTGCCTTAACTCGCGGGGCGGTCGGCGGCATCCTGCGGCACATTCCCCGCGGAGAACCGAGTGGCCGCAGACATCCCCACCACCGAGCCGGACGTCCTCAACGTCGGCGACACCTGGAAGTGGACCAAGACGCTGGCCGACTACCCGGCCAGCGTCTGGACGCTGACCTATCGTTTCAAGTCCGCCACCGGCGGCTTTGAGATCACCGCCACCGCGTCTGGCGATGACCACGCCGTCAACGTCCCCTATGGCACCACCGAGGGCTACGCCGCCGGCTTCTATTCGTGGGTCGCCTCGGTTCTTGCTGCTGGCGAGCGGTACATCGTCGATTCCGGCACCTGCACGCTCAACCCGGACTACCGTAGCGGCACCGCCACCGCCGCCTATGACGGCCGCACCCATGCCCGTACCGTGCTGGATGCCATTGAGTCCGTCATCGAAGGCCGCGCCACGCTTGACCAGGAGGCCTACGAAATCGCCGGCCGCAGCTTGAAGCGCACGCCGATCGCCGACTTGCTGAAACTGCGCCAACACTACAAGACCGAAGTGCAATCCGAGGCGATGGCAGAAGCCGTGCGCAACGGCATGGGCACCGGCCGCAAGATCCAATTCCGCCTATGAACATCGCACAACGCATCGCCGCCGCCTGGCGTGGCCTGACGGGCAAGCGCGACCCTTATGCCGGCGTGTATGGCACGGGCGCTACGGCCGGGTTTGCTGGCGGCAGCGTCGGCCGGCTTACCGCCAGCCTGGCCACATGGTCCGGCTCGGTCAATTCCGACAACGACGTGGCGCTGCCGATCATGCGCGCCCGCTCGCGCGCCCTGTGCGCCAACAACGAACACGGTAAGCGCTTTTTGTCGATGGTCGCCACCAACGTGGTCGGCCGGCGCAACCCCAAGCTGCAGGTGCGCGCCATGATGGCGAATCCCGACCGCAGCGGCAAGCCGGTGCTGGACAAATCCGCCAACGACACCATTGAGGTGCATTGGGAGCGATGGGGCCGCCGCGCCGACATCACCGGGCGGCACAAAAGCCTGTACAGCCTGATGCGCACCACCATCAAGGCCGTGGCGCGCGACGGCGAGGCCCTGGTGCGCGTGGTGCGCAACCGGCGCCTGCCCTATGGCCTCGGCCTGCAGCTGCTGGAGGCCGACCGCCTCGACGACGCGCGTAATGTGCGCCTGGACAACGGAAACACCATCCGCCAGGGTGTTGAGGTCGATTCCTCGCTGCGCCCGGTGGCCTACTGGATACGCACCGCGCACCCGGGCGAAAACTACACCACGCAGGCCGCGCAGATCGAGCGCGTGCCGGTGGGCGAGATCGTGCATCTGTTCCTACCTGAACGCGCCGAACAAGTGCGCGGCGTCACTTGGCTGCACGCCGTCATCGTGCGCGCCAGCGTGATCCATGATTTCGAGGAAGCGGCAGTGATCGCCGCGCGCGTAGGCGCCAGCAAGATGGCGACGCTGGTGTCCGACCCGGATGCGCCGCCCGCTGGAAATGTGGCCGACGGCATGGCCGAAAACAGGGTGAACAACATCCCGCAAATCAGCGCGGAAGCCGGCGAGATCCTCGACTTTACGGCGTTTCCCGGCGTCAAGCTGGAGTCATGGAACCCGGACTACCCGCACGCCAACTTCGAGCCGTTTCTTAAGGCCTGCCTGCGCGGCCTGGCGGCCGGCATGGATGTCGCCGCGCACAACCTAACCGGCGACATGACCGACGTCAACTACAGCAGCGCCCGCATCGCCGAGCTGGCCGAGCGCGAAATCTGGATGACGCTGCAGGACTGGTTCATTGAGTCCTTTGTGATGCCGCTGTACGAGGAATGGCTGGCACTGTCGCTGCTGTCCGGCGCCATCACCTTCGACGGATCGGGCAAGGCCCTGCCGGCCGACAAGCTGCAGAAGTTTCTCAACGCCAGCCGCTTCCAGGGCCGGCGCTGGTCGTGGGTCGATCCAAGCAAGGAAGCCAACGCCAACGAGACACTGCTGGCCAACGGCCTCACCAGCCGCACCCGCATTTCTGCCGAGCAGGGCGAGGAATTTGACGACATCCTCGACGAACTGGCGCAGGAAAAATCGCAGATGGAAGCCGCCGGCCTGCCGTCCTCGCCCAAGGCCCAGCCCGTTGCCGTGGCACCGGCGCCGACGGCTACGGAGTAAGCGCGGCCATTTTTTGCCTTAACTCACCGCTGCGCGCGCGGCATTCTGCGCGCACCGTCACACGAGGCGCACGCCATGCCTAATCCGCTCCGCCGCTCCATCGACATTGGCTACAAAGCCGCCGCTGAAAAGGGCACCTTCGAGCTGGCCATTTCCAGCGAAGCGCCCTACGAGCGCTGGTTCGGCATCGAGATCCTGAAGCACACCAAGAGCGCGGTCGACCTGTCGCGCCTGTCCGATGGCCGTCACCCGTTGCTGCTGGGCCACGACACCGAAAAGCAGATCGGCGTGATCAAGCGCGCCTGGATCGGCGACGACAAGAAGCTGCGCGGCGAGGCCAAGTTCTCGCGCTCGGCGCTGGGTCAGGAAATCAAGCAGGACGTCGAAGACGAGATCCGCACCCTGGTGTCGGTCGGCTACTTCGTCGAGGAACTGGAAGAAGTCAAGAAATCCGACGACGGCACCGAGACCGTCGTGCGCCGGCTTACCGGCGAAGAATTCGAGCGCGAAATGACTGCGCTGCATGGATCTGCCTGGAACCGCGCCGGCCCGTCCGCCGCGCGCGCAAAAGGCGATACGCCCCCCACGTTCATCGTGACCCGGTGGCAACCGTTCGAGGCGTCGGTGGTCCCGGTGCCTGCGGACACAACCGTCGGAATCGGCCGCTCGGCTGGCGTCGAGACTGATCCGCAACCTGTCGCACCTGCTGCACCCGTAATCGAACCGGCGCCCGCCATCGTGGCTGCGCCGTCCATCGTAATTGTCCAGGAGACACGAAAAATGACTACCGAAAAGACGCCGGCCGAACTCGAAATCGAGCGCCGCGATGCCCTGATGGCCATCGGCCAGCAGTATGCCAAGTACCTCGGCCCGAACGACCTCGCCGACGCGATCCGCAACGGTCGCTCGGTCGAGGCCTTCAAGGATCTGATCATCGCCAAGATCGAATCCCGCCACACCGACACCAGCGAGATCCACGTCGGCCTCACGCCCAAGGAAGTCAAGAAGTACAGCCTTGGCCGCGCGCTGATCGCGTCCGTCACCGGCAACTGGAAGGACGCCGGCTTCGAGCGCGAGTGCTCGGAAGCGGTATCCAAGATCATGGGCCGCGAAGCCGAAGGCTTTTTCCTGCCGCCCGACGTCTTCCGTCGTGACTTCAACGTCGGCACCGCGACCGAGGCCGGCAACCTGGTCGCCACCGACCTGCGTAACGACATGTATGTCGATGCCCTGCGCAACAGCATGGTGATGGGCCAGCTGGGCGTGCGCGTGCTGGCCGGCTTGTCGAGCAACCTCGACCTGCCGCGCAAGTCGTCCGCCTCGACCATCGGGTCGGCCACGGAAATCGGCAGCGCCTCGGAGACCAACCCGGTCACCGCCAAGGTGACCCTGTCGCCCAAGCGCATGACGGCCTACGTCGAAGTGTCGAAGCAGGCGCTGATCCAGTCCGGCATGGCGCTGGAAGCGATGATCCGCGACGACCTGGTGGTCGGCGCCGCGGTGAATATCGAAGACCAGGTGATCAACGGCACGGGCACCGCGCCGCAGATGACCGGCCTGCGCTACACCAGCGGCATCGGCACTGTCGCCGCCGCCACCAACGGCGCCGCGCTGACCTGGGACGACCTGGTCGACGTCGAGTCGGCCTGCGCCAACGCCAACGCCGAGCCCGACCGCTATGCCGGCTACCTGATCAACACCAAGATCCGCGGCAAGGCCAAGAAGGTGCAAAAGGGCACCAACCTGCCATTCCTCTGGGATGGTGGCCCGCAGCCGCTCAACGGCTACCGCGCCGCGGTCAGCAACAACGTGCGCAGCAACATCACGCAGGGCACCAGCACCACGGTGTGCTCTACGCTGATGTTCGGCAGCGACTGGTCGATGGGCGTCATCGGCCTGTTCGGTGCGCCGGATGTGGTAGTCGATCCCTACACCAAGGCCGACACCGGCCAGGTGAAGATCACGCTGAACCAGTTTGCCGACTTCGGCCTGCGCCAGCCGGCAACCTTCGCCAAGCGTGAAGGCATCCTGACCACCTGATGCAGCAACCCGCAGCACCGTCCGCGCCCATGCCAAAAGCAGCGCGCGGGCGGAAACCAAAGGCGGCGCCGGCGTTTCATCCAGTGGCGCCGGCGCCGCCACCTACATCTTACGCTGCCACGGGCCTGCCGGCCTGGTGGTGGTGGCCTCAGCAAGGAACGCAATGACCTGGGACCCGCGCACATCCAATGGCTTCGAGAGCGACAAGATCCGCTTCGAGGTGTTTCCGTACCTGACCAAGGGCGGGCTGGACATTGGCTGCGGGCCGTCAAAGGTATGGGCGCACCTGATCGGCATCGATTCGGGCAAGGATACGCAGCTCTTCGGCGTGCGCATGAAGCCCGACATGGTGCTGCCGGATGCCGCCAACCTCGGCATCTTCGCCACCGAGTCGATGGAAAACGTATTCTCCAGCCACCTGCTGGAGCACATTGTCGACTGGCAGGGCGCGCTGCGTGAATGGTGGCGCCTGGTCAAGCCCGGCGGCCATGTGATCCTGTACCTGCCGCACCGCGACCTGTACCCGCAGATCGGCCAACCCGGGGCCAACCCGGACCACAAGCACGACTTCGAGCCCGAGCAGATCGCCGACTTTTGCGCGCTGGCCTTTCCCGATTGGACGTTGATCGAGAACCAGACCCGCGGCGATGGCAACGAATACAGCTTTTTGCAGGTGTGGCGCAAAGAGGCGGCCGGCACCGGCCAGCGCCGCGCCTGCGACGAACCCAAGCCGGCCAAGACCGCCGGAATTGTGCGCCTGGGCGGCAATGGCGATGCGCTGTGGGCTGCCAGCGTGGCGGCCGAGCTGCACGCGCAGGGCTATGCCGTCACCGTGTTTGCCGGCAAGAACGGCGCCGAGGTGCTGCGCCATGACCCGCACATCGCCCGCATCATAGACATGCCGGGCAATATCCTCGACGAATCCGAGCTGCTGGCCTTCTTTGCGCACCAGGCCGCGCACTACGACAAATGGGTGAACCTGATCGGATCGGTCGAAGGCCGCCTGCTGCCGCATCAATCCGTCGGCGAGTTCTACCTGCCGCAGGCGGTGCGCCACAAGCTGATGAATCACAACTACCTCGACATGGTGCACGCCTACGCCGAGATCGACGGCGCGCCGGTGCGGCAGACCTACCACCCCACCGAAAAAGAGCGCGCCTGGGCCAAGGAAAGCCGCGCCAAGCT